GTCAACACTGGTGTAGCTTATGTGGTCAGTGCACCAACTGGAACAATCACATTCGGTACTAGTAGCATTACGTTTGCTCAATTCAGTACAAGTCAGGTTTATGCAGCCGGTACTGGATTATCACTAAGCAGTACAACGTTTAGTATTACTAACACCGCTGTGACTGCTACTAGCTATGGTAGCTCAACAGCAATTCCAAGTTTCACAGTCAACCAACAAGGTCAACTAACAGCCGCTAGCACAAACGCAGTTGTAGCACCAGCTGGTACATTGACTGGAGCAACATTGGCTAGTGGTGTAACTGCAAGTAGCTTGACATCAGTGGGAACATTGGGTAGCTTGGCTGTAACTGGCAACGTCACTTCAGGTAACCTAAGTGGTACAAGCATTGTGGGAACATTGACCACAGCGGCACAAACAAATATCACCAGCGTTGGTACTTTGGGTAGCTTGGCTGTAACTGGCAATATTACTTCAGGTAACCTAAGTGGCACTAGCATTGTGGGAACATTGACTACTGCCGCACAAACCAATATCACATCAGTGGGTACTTTAGGTGCATTGGCTGTAACCGGTAACATCACAAGTGGTAACGTAAGTGGCACAGCAGGTACATTCACCAATGTCACCGGTACATTACAAACAGCGGCACAAACCAATATAACCTCTGTGGGTACTTTGGGTGCATTGGCTGTGACTGGCAACATCACAAGTGGTAACGTAAGTGGCACAGCAGGTACATTCACCAATGTCACCGGTACATTACAAACAGCGGCACAAACTAACATTACAAGTGTTGGTACTTTGGGCAGTTTGGCTGTAACCGGTAACGCAAGTTCGGCTACTGCGGTAGCAGATACAAACACAACACAGTTGGCAACAACAGCGTTTGTAATTGGCCAAGCAGCCGCGGCAACTCCTACTAGTATTGGTATCAACACTGTTGGCACAAGTCTACGTTATGCTCGCGCAGATCACACGCACACTGGGGTAACTAATATTACAACCAGCAGTGGATTGAGCACAAATACTAGTGCAACCGGTGCAGTTTCAATTACAAACACTGGTGTAACCAGTGCCGTAGCAGGAACTGGTATTGGTGTAAGTGGTGCAACCGGCGCAGTTACTATTACCAACAACGGTGTTACTAGCCTGGCCAATGGTGGCGGCATCACTGCCAGCGTATCAAGTGGTGCAGTTACTTTAGGATCAACAGCTACAAACTTAAACACAGCAAGTGCGATTGTTGCACGTGATGCAAGTGGTAACTTCAGTGCAGGTACAATTACTGCAACATTATCAGGTGCGGCAACTAGCGCAACAACAGCAGGCACTGTGACCACTGCGGCACAAGCCAACATTACATCAGTTGGCACATTAACTGGACTAACACTCAGTGGTACATTGACTGGTACAACCATCAATGCAGCCGCTATTGGCAATACAGGTGCAACTTTAACAGGTACATTGCAGACAGCGGCACAGACCAATATCACCAGTGTTGGTACATTGACCGGCGGTACCTGGAACGCCAGTGTAATCCAGCCTTCTTATATTGCTACACTGAATCAGAATACAACTGGCTATGCTGCCACAGTATCAAGTGCGGCACAAGGCAATATTACGTCAGTTGGCACATTGACTACACTTACAGTGAGTGGTGCGATCACAGTAAACTCAGGTGCAGCCGCTACAGCCATTGTCAATGGTGCATCAACTGGAGTTGGTAATATCGGTAGCTCAACTACTACATTCAATACTGTGTTTGCTAAAGCAACCACAGCACAATACGCTGACTTGGCAGAGAACTATTCAGCAGACGCTCGCTACGAGCCTGGCACAGTGTTGGCATTTGGTGGCAATGCTGAAGTTACAATTTCTAACTTGGACATGAACCGACGTGTGGTAGGCGTAGTTTCTACTAACCCTGCGTATTTGATGAACAGTCATATGGAATCAGAATATGTGGCAGCAGTGGCACTACAAGGTCGTGTACCATGTCGTGTAACTGGCACAGTGCGCAAAGGTGATATGATGGTGGCAACTTTAAATGGTGCAGCCAGAGCAGAAGAAAATCCAGTACTGGGATCAGTTATCGGTAAAGCAGTTCAAGATTTTGATGGCACCGAAGGTGTAATTGAAATCTTAGTTGGACGAGTTTAACACGATAGAAGAGATTTTAGCTTGAATCTCTTCTACATTGACTGTTTGCCATAATCCTGGATGCATTGGTTTTGGCCATACCCCTGAATTGATCCATGCAAATCCTTGATGCTCGTAATTCAGTGTTGGTATAAATTCATTGTCTACTAAACAGAAAAATGTATGATACGAAAATTTACAGTCTGGACTGGTGAATTTTTCAATGGGTATCAGCTTGATATATTCTGGCATTGCCCCTAGTTCTTCAGTGCATTCGCGTACAATGCCTTCAAGTAAACTTTCTGATTGTTCAACTTTACCACCTGGTAGTCCCCAAGTATCGGGATATTTGCTGTCATTGCGTAACAAATACAAACATTTCTTTGTAGAAACGCTGTAAAACCAAATCCCAACTGCGTTCAAAGCACAAGACTCCATGTTCCGCCAGGGTAAAGTCCTTGATAGCTTTTAATCCACATTCTTCCAGTCCATTTGTATTGAAGTCCTGTGGTCAAGTTGGTAACATATTGTATAACATCAGTTTCAGCTTCGGCTTCAAACACAGTACGCCAGCGATTTCCAACCCATTCAACAATGTCGTTGGCCTTTGCCACTAATTTTTGTCCTGCTGTACCCTGCCACGCCAATGCACCATCTACACCAGTATCTCCAGTTGCTTCGGTAAACAAATATCGTTGGCCTAAAACTGGTAATGGGAGGCCGTCACCGGGACCACTGACCAATGGATTTATTACTGCGTTAATTGCAGTCAATGTATTTTGTGGAACTGTGTCAATGTCTACATCAAATAATAAAAATCGATCATCGTTGGGATCAACAGTAACAGTGCCAACTACTTCAGTGTCATCATCTTGATCCAGTCTAATTTGACTTATTCCTGGTCTTAGAACACCGTATGCACTTATAGCAGTGGGCCACTCTAGCAGACTTCCAGAAACTGGATCAGGGGGTAGTAAACTTGCATTTGAATGATCAACAACTTGATTTTCTGTTAATATCTGTAACTTGCCATCAATTAGTACAACCTGGTAGCCCCATGGCGTTACTTTAAGCCTTGTTCCCAACAACAAATCGTTGTTTAATATAGCATTACTTGCATCGCCTTGGGAATCGTAGATGCTGGCAACAATTCTTTCAATGACACCTAGTTTTTTAACTTTTGCCGGACTAGAAATCCAAATTGGCAAAGAAAATTTTATTGTAGCAATATCAATCGGATCCCCAGTTCCCACAGGAATAGATCTGCTGGTCCAAGTAACACTATCTAGGTTTACTACACTTAAACTAGTCCAATCAATGTAGTTGTCTGTACTTTGTATTTCTAAACTAGGATTAAACAATGTTAGTATCTGCTCAAGAATCTGCATTTTTTGATTAGTATTACTGGTCCATATATCCAAGGTAATACCCAAATTATACGGGACTGGCATTAATCTTTCAATAGTGAATGCATTTCCTTGTGTAGTTTCGTAGGTATCGGTGGCTGTATCGTAAGTACGTTGTCTAACCTGTATTGTTGAAACAAACGTAGGATCTTGCATACGTGGTCTGTCATATTCTAATGCATGTACATAAAATGTCATCATTGGCGTGCTAGGCAATGCATTTGTAGAGTTCTCTTGAAGAATAGTTTGAGCATTTCTACTAGCATCACCGTACCTAACAGGCACACGTATAAGTGTATCACCTAGACCTGATTCGTTTCTTCCATATTCAACTTGGAACAAACTAATCATTCTGGTAAATTGTAACAGAAATCTTCTTATCTGTTCGTCATAAAAAAACTGTTGAATTTTAATTCTCCTTGTTAGCTAGGCTTTTGTCCTGGCTGTGTGTCAGGGTACGGGTTTGGTGGTTTATTACCACCTTGACTTCCGTTGTCAGCTTTGGGTCTTAGAATTTCACTCAAGCTCTGTCGACTTGGTATATTTCCTTGATCAGTAGTTGGCACAGTATATGTATTGTTAACAAAGCCACTGCGTAAAGTTTCGTTGTTGGGTCCTGGTGTAAGGTTAGTTCTAACCTTCTCTTCAATCTTAACCCAAGCTGTTCCGTTAAATCTAAACAATCTGTTTGGGAAATAATCTAAACGTATGCAGTAATCGCCAACTATTGCATTTAATGGGAAGCTAACACACGGAGTAACCGGTAATCCATTGGGCGCAATGCCGTCACCAGTTAAGTAACCGTTTGTATAACCATCTCCTCTAGGTGTACCTCCTGGATCAATTGGTTGTGTACTATCAACTGTGGTGCCCATGCCCGGAGCCATAAAATCTGCAGGCTGACCATCTAAATCAGTTGGCTCAATGTAGTAACTGACAGTATCATAACCAGACTTGGGTACGTCTGACTCTGCCTGAATTAATATAGCATCATTGATTGCTAGATCTTTATTTCTAGTAGAAATTCTGTCAGCAATAGTAGGAGTAACAATTTCAGCCCAATATTCTGTGTTGTTTATTTCTGTGCCAACTGGCACATTTTTAATTGCACGATAATACTTGTCACCATCTAGTACCACAGACCCAACCGGGTAATAGTTTCCATTGTCCCAGATGTTTTCGGTTTCAAAAGGCTTGTCAAGTATATCTTTATACTCTTGTGCATTAACCAGTGGTGTTGCCTTTACACGCCACAAGTGTGGCAACCAAGTAACTGAAAATCCTTCTGAAGCAAATGCCGCATCTTGAATTACATAATATCTTGGAATTGGTTTGGGTATAGACGAATTCAAAGGATTATAATCTTTTAAATTTGGTATTTCTAAAACATCACCATTCATGAGTTTTCGGCCAAAGGTATCAATCATGTCGTTATAATGGAATGTTATAAACAGAGTGTCGTTGTTTAAAAATAGTCCAAATTGAGTTAAATCAAAATCAACATCTTGTGTATTATACACACCTCGCATTATATACACGTCGGCATCGTACGATCTGTCACGATTTTCTAATAATAACAAGTCTTCGATAAACAACGGATTACTGCTATTATAAACCGGCAATGTTGCATCGTTATTTCCGGGGTCTTCGGTGCTTACTTTTGGCCCTAGGTATTTGTGGACATAGATATCTACACCACCAACAGTGTACATTTCTGAGATGGTCCGATCAAAAAATTTGTAATCGTTGGTTCTATTTGGGCGGTATAAACTGAGTCTTGGCATAATGTGTATTTATGGGAGGTTGACCATTAATTCCCAAAGTGCTATAATTAGGACTTGTTAACAAAGGAGCCACTATGCTTACAGATGCACAAAGCGAGCAAATTAATAATACAGAAGTATACACTTTAGATTATGAGGCCGAAGCCCTACAAAGCTACAGGGACACCGGCGACGACTTAATGGACAAGCTAGAGATTCGTGCAACTAATGTCATTTTGGAACAAACCGAATGGGACGCTCGCGAAGATTTGGGCGGTATTACTGCATATTTTAAAGATAATGCTTTAGTAGCATTCTACGATTACGAGCAGTTCAAGGGTACTGTGTTCTAAA